GGATGTGTTTATAACACAACTAGGCTAATAATAAAACTAACATGGCTAACATAGGCTAACATAAAGGAAAATTAACATGGCTACACTAGCAGAAATCCGTGCAAAATTGCTGGCACAAGAAAACAAAGCAGAAAATAAATCAAATCAATCACGTGGTACAGATGCAATCTATCCGTTCTGGAATATGGACAACGATAGTACAGCGACTATTCGCTTCTTACCTGATGATTCTCCAGACAATGTATTCTTTTGGCGTGAACGTCAAGTAATCAAAATGCCTTTCGCAGGTGTTGTTGGTGGTGAACAGAAACCTATTCAAGTACAAGTTCCGTGCATTGAAATGTGGGGCGATACGTGTCCTGTACACGCAGAAATTCGTCCATGGTTCAAAGATCCGGCAATGGAAGATTTGGGTCGTAAGTATTGGAAGAAGCGTTCATACATCTTCCAAGGATTTGTCGTACAAAATCCACTAAATGAAGAATCACCAGAGAATCCTATCCGTCGTTTCGTGATCGGTCCACAAATCTTTAAGTTGTTGAAATCAGCACTTATGGATCCTGATATGGAAAATCTTCCTACAGACTATGATGCAGGAACAGACTTCCGTTTGACTAAGACTCAAAAAGGACAGTATGCAGATTACTCAACTTCAAATTGGGCTCGTAAAGAACGTTCATTGAATGAAGAAGAGCGTCAAGCTATTGAGACACATGGTCTAAATGACTTGAATGATTACTTGCCTAAGCGTCCTTCAGCAGAAGAACTGCAAGTAATTATGGAAATGTTTGAAGCATCAGTAGATGGTGAACTATATGATCCAATGCGTTGGGGTAACTTCTTTAAGCCATATGGGCTTGATGTTCCAGAGAATGCAGTGAAAAACAATTCTTCAACTGCACGAACTGCAACACAGACTGCACCTAAAGCTGTAACGGCTCCTGTAGCAGCTCCTGTAGCAGCTCCTGAAGCGGCTCCAGCGGCAGTAGAGGATGATATTCCATTTAAGTCAAATGAGGAAGTAGCGGCAGAGGCAGCTCCTGTAGCGGCAACAGCATCAGCAGACACTGGTGCAGGTAAAGATGCATCAGACATTCTTGCAATGATCCGCTCACGTAAATCAGACTAATTAATAGTCAATTGGGAGAGCATTAATTGCTCTCCTACTTTCACAAATTTTTATTAGGAGTCTATTATGGCTAAAGCATTTGATGCTTCGAAATTCCGTAAGAGTATTACGAAAGCTGTCCCAGGCATGTCTGTGGGATTTCGTGATCCAGATACATGGATCTCAACAGGTAACTACTGTCTAAACAAGTTAATTTCAAACGACTTTTATAAAGGTATTCCACTTGGCAAAGTGACAGTACTAGCAGGAGAGTCCGGTGCAGGTAAATCATATATTGCATCTGGTAACATTATTAAGAATGCACAAGATCAAGGTATCTTTGTTGTATTGATCGATAGTGAGAACGCACTAGATGAAGTTGGTTACATGCACTAAACGTAAGTACAGAGGATGATAAGCTACTGAAATTGAATGTAGCTATGATTGACGATGTTGCTAAAATCATTTCAGACTTTATGACTGACTATCGCAAAGAGTACACAGATACACCTGACGAAGAACGTCCTAAGGTTCTGTTCGTGCTTGATAGTTTGGGTATGATGTTAACACCGACAGATGTTAATCAGTTCGAAAAAGGTGAAATGAAAGGCGATATGGGTCGTAAACCTAAAGCACTATCAGCACTTGTTCGTAACTGTGTAAACATGTTTGGTGATTTCAATGTAGGTATGATTGCAACAAATCACACATATGCATCACAAGATATGTTTGATCCAGATGATAAGATTTCAGGTGGACAAGGCTTTATCTACGCATCATCTATTGTTATCGCTATGCGTAAACTAAAACTAAAAGTAGATGCAGACGGCAACAAAACATCACAAGTGCATGGTATTCGTGCAGCATGTAAGGTTGTCAAGACACGCTACTCAAAACCATTTGAAAGTGTACAAGTAGAGATTCCATATGAAACAGGTATGTCTCCGTATTCAGGATTACTTGAATTCTTTGAAGCAAAAGGACTACTAACCAAACAAGGTAATCGTCTAAAGTATATTACTAAGTCTGGTGATGAAATCTTAGAGTTTCGTAAGAAGTGGACTGACGATAAACTAGACCTAGTTATTGCAGATTGGAATAACGAAGATTTGGATGCAGAAGTTCATGGTTTAGAATCACTTGAAGTTGATGCAAACGGAGAAATTGTTGACGAAAACTCTGAACTTAATGAGGTATAAAAATGACTAAGTACTATTCGAC